CTTTATAATAAATTCTATAACGACAAGCAACAAATAAGCCGTCATTAAGTGTCTTAGTCCAATTAACTCCTAAATGGCTCCACATTACTCCACTATTTACAGTTGGAGTTCCGTCTATAAAATTAGCAAAGCGTGTAAAAGTTCCTGCTACATCAGCCTTCTCATAAAAGAAATCTATGTAAGCTGTTTTTCCATCATAAGAAGAACTAGAAGCTAATTTTCTATAAACTTCAGCCTCTAATTGAGTGTTAGAAGCTATTATTTCAGCTGTGCCTGTGCCTAATGCTCCATAGTTTATTTCTAAGCTATAAGTATCATCACCAGCTAATCTTTGAGCTACTACACCTAAGCCAATATCAACAATAAGGTTTTGTTTTTCATAAACCTCACTAATTTTTCCTTTTTCAATAAAAGGCTCTAAGCTCTCACCATTTTTAAGAGCTTTAGATAACTCTGGCACAATGCTCTCATCAAGAACTTTTACCATTGTTATATTTTCTTGTAATCCACACTCTTGTTTTATCATATTTTTATTATAACATTATTAAACAAATTTAGCACCTCTATCAAATCTTGCTCCTCTTTTTTGGTCGTCAATATTTACTGGAATGTAAGGAGTAAATACCCATTGAGGCTCTACATTACTATTTTTGACTAACTCATCTACTTCTAAATCTTCATTAACTTCAGAAGCACTAATAGCTTCAATAGTTTCATCTATTTCTAAATCTTCTTTTATACTTTTAATTACTTCAGCAACAGCACTATCTTCTTCTTCAAAAACATCTCCTCGCATTGATAATTGTTTTAAGAACTCTGTTAAACCCATTTTACGAGCTGTAGAACAAGTAATACTATATTCAAAATCATTTATAGTTCTAGTTCTAAATACAATTTTGTTTATAATAAAATCTAATTCACTAACACCTCTTAATTCAGAGCTAATAGATATTCTCATTCCAGTTTCTAAACCACTTTGATAAGTTGAAAATGAGCAGTCAGTAATCGCTTCTTTTGCTAAATCAAGTTCTAAGTTAGCTCTTTCTCTAGTAGTAGAAGCGTCTGTTAAAGAATTATCTACAATATACTTCTCTCTTAAACCAATAAGAGAAATAGAAGGCTCGTCTGATACTATTGCCATTACAGGATACTTTTTATAACCAGCAAACTTAACTAAAGTTCCAGCTGTTAAATTATTTTCAAATCTAATACTATCTGACTGATAGTTATATAATACATCATCAGTAGCAAAGTCGTCTATATTATCAATACCTACATTCTGCTCTACATACCCCTCACCTGTATCTAGCCAAACTTGTAAACCAGAAAACTTATAAGGCAATTTAAAAGTTTTAGTTTCATCTCCACTTACAGTAATTACATCTTGAAATAAATTGCTTTCAGTTCCCATTCCTCCTCTTACTTTTACTTGATTAGCAATTTGAGTAGCGTCTATTGTTCTTTTTAAAGACTTGTAAACATAATTTCCATTAGTATCTGTTAAATTAAACGGAGCTACTAAGCTAAAGCGTTGGAAAAAATGGACATTTTTATACTGGTCAATATACCATTCATAACCAATAATTTTACTAATACGAGTTAAGCAGTCAGATAAATAAGCATTATTGAAAACAATTTTGCTAATAATAGTATCGCAAATAACATTATCAGTATTAAAGGTTGGGGCAAACTCAGAAAATAATTCATCAATAATTTCTTTGCCTGTCTTATTTTCAAAGCTTTTAGCAATTAAAATACCTGATAATTCATAAGTATAATCTTGGAAGTTAATTGTATAATTACCTCCGTCTACAATGTTTAAATCCTCTCTAATACTTGTAATATATCCTCCAAATACTAATTCATTTAGACCGTTGTAATAAACTTCAGCATTATAATCTATTTCATCATTATAATAATACCAGTCTGTGCTGATATAAACTTTTATCTCATCATTTATATTTGGAACATATCCGTCTTGAACTTTTAAGATTTGAAAAGAGCCAACATCAACTAACGAAGTAAGATTTTTAGTTATAGTTAAAGAAGCCCAATTTATGAACTCGCTTCTATCTATTCCGTTTATCTTTACTGTAATCATATTTAAAACGCTAGTTGCGTATTATTTCTTAAATTACCCATAATAGCTTCTGATACTTTATTAACTAATTCATTACCACTAACATCTCCATTTACTATAATTGTTAAACCACTACCAAGTGGGTTATTTCTTTTATTAAGTGGGACAACTGCTTCAGCTCCAGCTTCTCCTATCATTGCTAAAGTAGGTCTATTAACTATTCCGCCTTTAGCTAATCTAGGTATATCAGGAATGCTGGGTATATTTACTCCTGGCACAACGCTTAAAGCAGAAGTTATTTTGTTAGCTTGTCTAATAAGCCAGTTAATTTTATCAATAACAAAGTTTATAGTAGCCTTAAATGCCCCTTTAATTCCCTCGCCTATTGAACTGAAAATAGTTGATATAAATTCACCAAGAGATTTAAAAGCTGTTTTGACATTTTCTATTTTAGAAGTTATCCAACTGAAAGCTTTATTAAAAACTGAAGTAATCCAGTCGCCGATTTTAGTAAATAAGCCCATCACAAACTCAATGGATGTTTTCCAAGCTTGGACTACAGTATCCCAGTTAGCAATTAAGAGCCAAATAATAGCTATTAAGGCTACTATTCCAGCAATTACCCAAGTTATAGGGTTAGCTAAAAGAGTAGCATTAAACAACGCAGTAATAACTTGTAAAGCTCTAATAACAGCTATTGCTGTTTGAACTACTTTAATTAAAGGATAGGCAACTGCCATAAAAGCAGTTATTCCTCCAACAACTAAGATAATATTTTTAAATAATTCTTGATTATTTTTTATCCATTCGCCAAAGCTAGTTATGATAGGCAAAATTGCTTCATAAACACTTTTAACTATTGGCATAAAAGCATTCCCCATAGTAGCTGACAAATCGCTAAATTGCTTTGTTAATTGTGCCATTCTTTCTTGTGGAGTTAAAGCAACTTCTCCAATATTAGCCAATTCTACAGCACCGTCAGCTAAAATCTTATTCATTATGAATTGAGCGTCCATTGCTTGTCCTGTCGCTTCAGCTTCTTCTGCCCAACCTTTAGTAATAATACCTAAGTTATCTAAAATAAGAGGGGAGCCTCTACCTATACCAGTCACCATATCGTTAAATGCTTGTGTAGTATCAACGCCAAGAGCTTGTCCTTTTACTCTAGCAATTTCAAGAAGTCTTGCTAAATCTTCCATATTATTACCAACTCCTAAAGCAACCGCTTTATTAACTGATAACATTAAATCTTTATTAGAAATAGTCCCTTTTGAAACTTCATTTAACTTATTAAGCATTACATCTCCTGAAGAACCTAAATCTTGTGCTAATCTTTCAAACGATATTCTAATACTTTCAACTTCCGATGCGTCTTTAACTGTTTTCCCTATCCCTGCTGTAATAGCCCCAAAAGCAACCGCACCAGCAGTAGAAACCTTTTTAAATGGTTCTTCAAGGTTTTTTAAACTCCCCTCTAATCCTTGTAAAGATTTAGAAGCCTCGTCTTTAGCCTTGATTATTATATTGAGTTCTCTATTTTCTGCCATATTTATTCTTTTTTGCGTTTTCCAGCTCTATTTTATTTTTAACGCTTATTATATCTAAGTAAGTTTCTAAATCATTAAAACTTTGCTCTCTAATTTGTATTGGTGTCCAGTTATATCTTTCACTTAGAAGTTCCATTATTACTTCTGAAGAAGGACTTTTTTTTCCTTCTAATTCTCGCTTAATTTCTGCTAAACTTTTTTTTTAGGTTTAGTTATTTCTTCAATAGTAGAATAAAGTAAATCTCCGTCATCAACACTTAAGTTATTTACCCATTCTCTTGTAAAAGCTTTTCTGCTTTCTCCTTCATCAATGGCGTCTATCATAATTTCCATCAAGACATACTTTGCCTCACTTACAACAGAAGTATCAAAGTCTTTCATTCCTGTTTGGTCTAATTTTGCTCCTTTAATGTAGACATTTTGTAATCTCTCTTTATCTCCCCAAGTAAAAGTATCTTTAATTACTACTTTTGTTTTTGATAATTGTAATACCATAAAATTGTTGTCAGTTCTTATCGGATTAAGCGAACTGACTTGCTAATCCGATAGGAACAATTATTATTAATTAATTGTTAAGCACTAACTTCTATCTCATATTCCTCAACTGTATTTTGAATTGTTAATTGACTTGCCTTACTATCAGTAGTATTATAGAAAGCTTTAAACTCTATTGTTTCAGAAACTAATTCATCTTTTCCTCCACTTCTTTCCCAATTTGATACCATTACTTTGTTTAATAGTAATGTAATTGTCGGTTTATAGCTTCCTGTTATAGAAGTTTCTCCTTCAATTTTAATTTCCATATACTTAGCGTCGTTTCCTAAGAATAAATCTTTGAAAGTTTCATCTTCAAAGTTTTTTGTAAAACTACCTTCAATTCCAGCTTTAGAAGTATAAATATCTCCAGGAGTATAGCTACCTAAACAATAATCAACTATTAAACCTTTATCCCAAGTTATATTAACTTCTTTAATACAATAAGTTTCTGCTGTCGCTAATCCTGTTTGTGTATCAGCAATTTTCACACTTATATCTCTTCCAATAAAATCATAATCAGTAGAATAAGTTGGAGTAGTTGTATCATCTTCTCCATCTTCACCCATAAATGTTGCTGTCAATTTAGCATATTCATCAACTGTTGCTGATAATTCCAATGTTCCAACGTGGCAATTTTTAAAAGCTAATTGTTGAACACTACCATCTTTAGCAAAAATTGATAATGATGGAGCTAAAGAACTTTGCTCAAGATTAAATACGTGGCTATAAACAGTTCCACTTACTAATGTGCTTACAACTCCACCATAAATGTTATAAGCTAAATAACCTAATGTGTTAGCATATAGGTTCATTTCAATATCTCCCTCAATATGTTTTTTGACGACTCTTCTGCCATCCATATCTTCAAACACACCTCTTGAACTTTCATCTTGAACGTGTTCTGCTTTTTCTACCACATTTGCTGTGATATTTTTAATCCAACTTGAATTTGAAGCTTTTGTGCCACGAGTTTCTTCAATTCCCACTCCAACTTCTAGCTGACGCCCTATTATCTCACTCATACTTTTTTTTATTACACCTACATATTAATTATTATAAGTATAATATTTAATTAATTTTTAAAATATTTATTAAATATCTATTATATATCTACACTTAATTTAATTTTTATATCATATTCACATTAAACTCAATTAACTGCTCTTTTGTATTGCCACTTTTACTATATATTTTATGAAATTTATCGTGGCATATTTTACAAAGAGTTATTCCATTATCTATCGCAAATCTTAATTCTTTATATTCAGAAAAATTGTAAATGTGATGTGCGTTTAATTTTCCTCCATAATTTTCACATTTACGACAAGTCCAATTATCTCTTTTAAACACTGCCTCCCTCCATAATTTTGTTTCTATTCCTGTTCTTATTAGGTTATTCTCTTTTGACACTCCACCTTTCCAACATATATGTCCACCATTTCTAATTGTTTTTTTCATTGAAATACTCTGTTTTATTCTTGTTTCATTACTTGATTTACTCCCTAATCTAATATATCTTAATTTTTCTTTTTGTTCTGTTGACATTTTTTTACCTTTATTAGCTAATCCTATTTTTTTCTTATGCTCATCTGATAAATTATAATGTTTTCTTCCTGAAGATTTTCCAATTTTTGATTTACTTATTTTTTCACCGATATTTTTCGGTCTTTTTTTACCTCTATATGGACTACTTTTTGACATTTTAATCTTTGTTTCATTGGACAATTTCCAACCTCCAATTTTTTTTATTCGTTTATATACTCCACTAGGCATATTATTAAATGTCTACCGACAACTTAATTATAATTGAATATTCTGCTACTGCCAATAAACCTTTATCAGAAGTATCTACA